TTATCCCTAAACTCTTTATGAGTTGTAACCCTGCAAAGAATTGGGTGTATAACGAGTTTTACCTACCAAGTAAGCAAAACCTATTACCAAAGCATAGAAAGTTCGTACAGGCTCTTGCAAGCGATAATATACACATATCACAACACTACGAGGAGCAGCTACTTAAACTTGATGAAATAAGCAAGCAAAGGTTGTTGTATGGTAATTGGGAGTATGACGACAGCGAGGATAAGCTTATTGAATACAATGCTATTCTCAATATGTATGAGAACAACAATCTTGAAGCAGGTGATAAATACATATCAGCAGATATTGCTCGTTTTGGTAAAGATAAGACTGTTATCATATATTGGAATGGATTACGAGCAGAAAAAATAAAGGTATTAGACACTAACACAATCACAGAGGCAGCAGACGAAATACGAGAATTACAAAGAGCAGAAAGTGTGCCACTTGGAAACATTATTTGTGATGACGATGGTATTGGTGGAGGTGTTCGTGACATACTCCGTTGTAAAGGGTTTGTAAATAATGGAAAGGTGATTAACAATGAGAACTACCAAAACCTAAAGACACAATGCTACTACAAATTAGCAGATTATGTGAATACAGGAAAGATATACCTACAAACCAACAACACCCAAATAAAAGATTATCTTACAAAAGAATTGGAGCAGGTCAGAAGGGATAAGATAGACAAGGATACTAAGTTGGCTATTGTTTCTAAAGAAAAAGTGAAGCAAGTTATAGGAAGGTCACCCGACTATTCTGATGCTTTAATGATGAGAATGTATTACGAGTTAAAGCCAAATGCAGGGAAGTATTATATACAATAAAAAGAGGGCGGTTAAAACAATGAAAAACCACCCTCTCTTCGATTTTAAGCAAATACGCACCAAATCTATACAATTTATATTTACTAATAGATAACCAAAGTAAAAATGTTATTAACACTTGACGACAAAGATTATTACATTCCGCAAAAGTGGTCTGAAGTAAGTTTAGGCAGCTACCAAAGATTTATGGAATTAGCTAATGATGAAACAGATGAACACACGCAATCACTAAACACTATAAGCACACTTACGGGGGCACCACAAGGCTTGCTAGAAAAGTGTAAAAAAAGCGATATTGACAAGGTGCTAGAGTGTGTTGGAGGGTTGTTAAACCATAAGGTTAACACTACCCTAAATATGCGTATAACTATTGATGGTGTAGATTATGGCTTTCACCCAAATTTAAAAGATTTGACAATGGCAGAATTTGTTGACCTCGACAACAACCTTAAAGAGCCATGGGAAAACATGCATAAAATCATGGCTATTTTATATAGACCGATAATTAAAATAAACAAGAAGAAATACGAGATAGAAGATTACGATAGCACCAAATGTATGCAAAATGCTGAAAAGCTAAAAGAGGCACTTAGTATTGCAACAGTAAATGGTGCATCGGGTTTTTTTTTGACTATCGCAAAGGAATATCAAGCCGCTTTGCAATTATATTCGAGCAGTCAACAAAAGCAGACGAGCAAGAATACAAGGGGGCAGAAGAGCAGTTTAACGAAAAGTGGGGTTGGTACGGAGTTATCTACAACCTTGCAAACAGCGACATAACAAAAATGAACGAGGTGTTAAATATGATAGCAGAAGAGGTGTTTACTTTTATGTGTTACAGTAAAGATTTAAATAGTATAAAGAAATGACATATCCAGTATTTACAAATCAACAAGGGTACTTGCAAAAGAATGTAACACTAAAGAATATTATTGTAATATATAACACCATTTCTAGCAACAGTTCTTATATACGCACAGCTACTTTTGGGGATATATTCGAGATAGATTTAACTGAAACAGACTATGCATTAGCACACCTTTCTATTGAGGGGGCAAGCTACACGAACCACGAACTAACATACAGCTTCAAATTATATATAATGGATTTGGTTAGTAAAGACGAGGGCAATGAAAACGATGTATTAGCTGACACACTACAAGTGATTGGTGATTACATCAGCCAATTCAAACATAGTACCTCTCTTGGTGATTTCGAAAATGATTACAGATTTAACGACAATGTAAACTGCACCCCCTTCACAGAACGCTTCGACAACGAGGTGACTGGATGGGTTGCGGATATTAGTATAACAGTTTCCTTCAATGCAAGCGCATGTGCAGGCGACATAATGACAACATAAAAAATGGCAACAACATTAACAGCAGCAACATTAACAGTTTCAGTAACGGAAGAGATAACCTTAAATGGTACTGCCTACGACCAAACTGTAACAGAAACTTTTGCAAGTGTAGCAAAGTTTGACAAACGAATTATTAGCATACCTGCTAGTACAAGTTCAACTCTTTACACATTTGCTTCTTCACCTGCAAACTTACAATTTGATAGTGACGAATTGAAATATTTAAGAATTACTAACTTAGACGATACCAGTCAAGTTATCCTAACCACATCAGGTGCATCTACAGCAGGGGCTCAAGCAATAAACCCCGGTGGCTCATATACCTTAATGGGTAACGGAGTAAATGGAGCAGCTAGTAAAGCAGCCATTACCTCAGTTGTGGTGCTTGATACTATATTTATCAGGAATGGTTCAGGAGCAGCAATAGATATTGAGATAGTCATAGCTACAGCGTAATGTTTGCGAATACCGAAAAAGTATTAGAGCTGTTTGCTAAAAAAGTGGTTAACCAATCTATACAAAACCTAGCTAAAGGTGACCACATAGATAGCGGTAGTCTAGCAGACAGCTTAGATTATAATATAAAGGTATATCCAAGCGGTGCAATAGAGTTAGATTTCTTTATGGCAGACCATGGAAAGTTTGTAGATAAGGGAGTTAAAGGTAGTAGTGGCAAAAACGCACCTGATGGAAAAAGAAAAGGCTACAAATCACCCTATAAATTTACAGGCAGCAATATTAAAAGGGGTGTTGTAGAAAAATGGATTAAAAGAAAAGGCATAAAAGGCAGACAAAAAAAAGGAAGCAAAAAAGGCGGTCAATTTATGAAGCGTAAGACACTTGCGTTTCTAATAGGTAGAAGCATAGCATTATACGGGTTACCTGCAACAAGGTTCTTTTCAAATGCTTTTAGACAGCAGTACAGGAACCTACCTGAAGAGTTTACACAAGCGTACGCAAGCGATGTGCAGAAGTTTTTGAAGTTTGCAACAAATGATTATTTAAATAAAAACTAATGGCAATATTTATAGTTTCACAACCAACACAAACTGTCTTACCTGTTTATGATGACATTATTTTTGTACTAAGGCAGACGGGTATAAACCTAAGCTCTACAAGTATAGCACAATTTGCTATGTACTTAGAATTTAATTTTACAACAGAAGATGGCGCAACAACAATAAAGAGAACATTAAAAGCAAAAGCAAATGCAGAAGAAAGATTTATTTTCAATGCTTCAAATGTATTAAGTGATTTTGTTTCTACAGACAAGTTTGCTTATGATGGTGGTTTAGATGGCTTGTACGCAGCAGAGGTAGACGAATCAACAGTATCACTTTTGTTTCCAAAGTCTATACACAGGATAGATAAGTTTTCTAGAAACAAGAACGCTTTCACCAAAGTAACAATAAAAGCATACAAAGAATACTTAAACACAAGTACACAAGTTTACACATCAAACAACAACACAACAACTATTGGCGACTACTTTATTTTTAATGGTACTTCACAAATTAGCCGAAACAGTTTAAGCACCTCGTTAGGTGCTAAAGATTACATAACAAACTATGAATTAAAAGCAGGGAGTGACAATCAGTTTTTAACTAGCTTTGCACCTACAACAAAAAGATATGTCAGATGGGATTATGCTAGGCAGAAAGGTGATTACGCAACTTTTGCTTTTATCAATGGTGGGTTTCCTGCTGTTGTAGGCGACACTTTTGATTATGAAGCAGGGTTTGGTAGTATAGAATACAAATTTTATTCTAGCGATGACACCTTATTACAAACAAGCACACACTCTAATAGCAATACGAATGGTGGTGAGGTTACTTTATCAGGCGGTGGTACACCCATCACTACACCATCAGGCACATTTGAAGAAAACAATGCAGGGTTCTTGTATGTAGCTGTCGGCCCTCAAAACATTAGAAACTCAGGCATCTCAATACCTGCGACAACAAACTATTATACAGTCAAAGCAATAAACGGAGGCTCCACAGCAGACAGCAGTACAACATACACATTTTACCTACAAGATGACGATTGTAAAGGGTTTGAAACAATCAGGTTAGTATGGCTGAATAGATTGGGCGGTTGGGAGTATTACAATATAACAAAAAAATCAACAAGGAGTGTAAGCATAGAAAGAGCGACATTGAAACAAAACTATGGTTCGTGGGATAGTAGTTTTTACAATCACGATACATTTGAGGGCGGCACAAAAAATCATAGCATACAAGCTATTGAAAATATAGAATGTAATACAGACTTTATAACAGAGGATGAAGCATCTGTTTTAGAGCAGCTGTTTACAAGCCCTGAAGTATATATGCAAATCGGGGTGGGTGCTACTGATGTTACCTATAAACCTGTTGTTGTTACAGAAAAAGATTACATAAAACAAACAACTGCAAACGATATGCTAAAACAGTATATCCTTAATGTTGAAATTTCACACGAAACTAGAGTACAAGGAATATGATAAGATTAGTTGTTACTAAGGGTGGTGTTCAAAATGAACTTGATTTGTATGGTGATGAAAAATTACCTATTACCTATACTGTAGACGACTTCAATAATTTTGAAGGCAAAACAAACAGTTACAGTAAAGAGTTTGACCTGCCTGCTACAAAAAGAAACAACTTGTTTTTTGAAAACATACAAGATTTACAATCTTCAGGGAGTTTCAATATCCTTATAGGTTACGATGTTAGTTTATATATAGATAGTTCGCTAGTCTTTGAAGGTCTGTTATACTTG